ATGTCATTCGAAACCATTACTGCTCCGGGAGTTGAGATTTCAGAGTCCTTTAAGAAGGAATGGGATAAATTTATACCTTATTTTGTTTCTTCTTTAAAAAGTTTTGGGATTTCTCCTTTCCAGAAGGTGGCAGTCCTCCAATCCGGTGCACCTAAAGACATTAGATCTTTTGATGTTTCTAAGGATACGTCCAAAGAGCATCCCGAGGTTTGGTGTCCTACGGGGGCTCGGGTGGTTGATGAAATCTTGGGTTACGTAGTTAGGTATGTTGTCTTGATGACCTCTGGTCCTAACTCGAGTCGAGAGCGTTTAGATAAAACTAAAGCTCAAGATCCGGTTAAGAATCCAGTGATGTCAAGATCCGCAGTGGGAAACCTTGTTGATGATTGCGCAGCTTGGATCACCCGACCCAAGTTGTTGGAGTCATTAATAACTATCCTTTCCCTTGTTCGATCACCTCTTCTTTTCAGCCCAATTTGGGAGGCTGGCCTTTCCCTTCTGAAAAATAATTGGAAGGGGGAGGTCACTTTCTCATCTTGGAAAGAAGGAAAACAAAGTGGTCGATGGGGGAAGCTGGGGAAATTGGCGTTAGTGGAGGAGCCTGGTAAGATGAGGGTTGTAGCCATGGTCGATTGTTTAACCCAATGGGCTCTTTACCCATTGCATCGTTATATCTTTGATGACGTCCTCAAGGCTATTCCTCAAGATGGACTCTTTGATCAGCTTGCCCCCGTGCAGGCTCTCATTGATAAGTTGAAAAGGACTGGCCGGAAAGTATGTTATTCATATGATCTTAGTGCTGCAACGGATAGGATCCCAGTAAGTTTGCAGGAGAAGTTACTGAGTGCCTTCGTGTCTGAGGATTTTGCTCACCATTGGAGACTCCTACTGACAGATCGGGCGTACTTCCTTCCTAATCTGTGGACTAAAACCCATGGAAAGGGGCTGAAGTCCGTTCGGTATGCGGTAGGGCAACCGATGGGTGCGTACAGTTCTTGGGCTATGTTGGCCTTGGTGCACCATGCAATAGTACAGCTTGCGGCTCGTAAAGCCGGGACAAGTGGCTGGTTTGAAGACTATGCAGTTCTCGGTGATGACATCGTGATCGGAGATCGCGATGTCGCACGTGAGTATGTTAGAATTATGGATGCAATTGGGGTTAAGATTGGTTTTAACAAATCGATCACCTCTAAGAACCTTTCACTCGAGTTCGCGAAACGATTTTTCCACAAAGGAGTGGAAGTAACCCCACTCCCTCTAGTGGCGATCGCATGTAGCTGGCTCGGTGTGACAGGTGTCCCGGAGAGTGTGAAAGCTTCTTCGGGGCGTTTGGGGGTCTGGCCCTCTTTGTATTCCATTCTTCGAAGCATGGGTCTTGGGTTCCGGACAGCTTCCCGGGCGGCAACCAGCCGTCTTGGGGATCTATCTCGGCGTGCGAGATCGATTGTATTGCTTCTTACTCGACCTGGTGTTAGTCCATGGTCAGCACGTAATCTGTGGGATTGGTATCGACAAGATAAGTTCTGTCGTTCCCGTCCTGTAAATCGGTTATGGGGTTCACCGGTTGTACAACTGATTCGGTCACGAATCGAGGCCGTAGATTTGGTTCGAATTCGGAAATCCTTATGGGAGGCTTACAAACCTTTCCATTTGGACAAAGATTTCTTGGCCATTGAGGGTCTCTTTGAGTGGTTTGAAGAGGAAGTCGCGAGTGAATACCGCGCTCCCATGGTACGAAGCATCAACGAGTTTGATGCAATTAAAAGTAGGGTTGTAGAACAGTCCCCAATGGAAAACCTAGGGACTGGAGAGGAATTCTTCATTCTCTCTATGTTCGAAGCTCTTGATACTATTGAGTCCTTAGCTGCAAAATTACCAACTAAGGTATCCGTCTTCCGTTCCCTCAATGCAGGAATGCAAAGGGGTCATGGTCGGCGTGTGCCTAAGACGTTAAGATTGTGGAGTAAGGTAAATCGTGTTTTAGAGCGCCCAACTCCTGTCGCCCCAGAGCCTCCCGTTGTGGGGACCCAGAGGGTAGAGTGTGACGACTGGCGTAAAGGCCGGTCAGATCATGATATTCTCATGGATCTACACGGGCAGCTTATGTCGACCGGGGACGGGTAAGGTCTTCTAAGCCTGGTAGCATTATTGTCTGACAAACGTAATGTGAAAATCACTTCCTTCCAACACC